TGCGAACATGGATCGACCACAGACGGTTGTCGTTCAGCAACAAAGTTCGAACGGTTCTGGTGAATGTGCTCATATCACGAACTCGGGTGTACGAGCTTCATGCGAACGCGGAGTATCAGAACGAAACGCGCAAGCACAACGGGATGCAGAGAGACAAGCATATGAGTGCGGACGTTATGGAAGATGTCAGTAACAAAGAAGATTTGCAGTTTCGTATTCTTCAAGAACTTCCAAGGAGTTTGAGAGATGTTATCAATAATGCATCGAATCGGGTTACAACTCAGGATCTTTTTATTACATGGTCACATTATGTTAATCAAGAGAAAACTGAGAAAGAGTTAATTGACTGGGTTCGTAACAAAGACGTATATGAAGATTTACTTAGTAGTTGGGGAAGGAAAATGTCATGAACGAGATAGTTTTAACTCGTTTATTGGATAATGCGTTCCGCGCTTATGAAAACTGTAAAAACACGAGCTCGTGGGGTAAGCAGTATTGGGAAAACGTAATTTCTACTCTGATGCGAAAATACAATAGGTTAATGTGATGATTAATGCAATTAAGCCGAGGAACGGCGGTATTCAACTTTTTTCTACAAACCGGATTTCGAATGACCGATTTGGTAATAAAGTTGGTTGGGCAGACAATCCTATAGATATCTGTAAACTGATTGAGATTGATGGGGGTATTCATACTTTCGTGCATGGATATAAAATTGAAGAAAGTAAAGCATACGGTTTTGCGACTGAAAATGGTGCTTTAAATCTTTGGAAAGAGGCTGTAAATCTTTATCGAGAAAAAACATTTACTTCTGATGATAATTGATTTAGAATATGAAAAGTTGTTGAGAAAATCTCTGCATGCGGAGAGCATCGACAATCTCGACGTTGGTTTAATATGGGAATGGTTACATGACTATGCATCTGGTGGGACCGTGGATTACAACCACCAATCTGAAAAAGCGCAAGGCGAAAAATAAAACAAAGTCGTTGATTGCTGCTGAGAAAGAACATGAGAAGTTTCTAAAGAAAATGGGTCTTGCCCCCGTAGCTCAATTGGTAGAGCGTCCGGCTTATACTCGGTTAAGCGGCAGATTACCGCGAGGTGGGGGTTCGAGTCCCTCCGGGGGTACCAATTCACGGGATTTAGTTCAGTCTGGTAGAGCAGACGCTTTCAATCCCGACCAGTTTTATAATGAAACTGCAGCGAAGAAGTCTGAGAAAATGTATACAGGTACAGAGATTATTGGTATCGCTACAATGCATAAATCAAATGCAGTTCCAGTACTTGGTAAGAAGCAAGCACAAGAAATTGCAAAGATGAGAAGAGGATGAGTAAGTTTATAGTAGAACTAGAACTCGATTATGATGCAGCGGATAGCATTGTCGTACAGGTTTTAAAAGGTCAATTTAGTTATTTGGTTGCCGATCTTGAAAGACGGAAAGATAATAGAGAAACGCTTGGTATCTTTTTGTCAGACAAAGAAGAAGACATTGCTGAAATCCAGCGACACATGGCTGCCTTTGAGACTGTCTTATCCTATAACATGAGCCACAAGGGTTTTGAAGAGTGGAAGAAGCGCGGTAGATATTCTACGTCCAAGCAAGATGATATATAGTCCAGTGAAGTAGTACGAGGATGAAAATATTAATCTTTGGTTTACCTGGAGCGGGAAAAACTTATCTTGCAGAAAGGTTGGTCGATAAAATCGATAACTGTGCTTGGTTTAATGCAGACATTATCCGAGGAGCCGCGAACGACTGGGATTTTTCGTCTGCTGGACGTATTAGACAAGCGCGAAGAATGAAAACTTTTTCTGATTTTGAAATACATCAAGGAAGATCCGTTATTTGTGATTTTGTTGCACCGACGAAAAAAACCAGAGAAGAATTTGGTGCTAATTTAACAATTTGGATGAATACAATAGATTCTAGTAGATTTGAAGATACAAATGCGATTTTTGAAACGCCTGAAAATGTTGATTTTGAAATAACTGAATTTCTATCAGATCAACAAATATTTGAGTTATCATTACAGATTTGGGCATTACAGATTCGAAAAAAGATATTTTAAACAATGTTTGATTTTAAAAAACCAAGTGTTCAAATGCTCGGAAGATGGCAACCTTGGCATGAGGGACATCAGGAATTATTTAAAAAAGCTATTCAGATTACAGGTCAAGTCGTTATTATGGTTCGCGATGTTGGGGGAATCGTAGGAGAAGATGTTGGCGCGGGGCGAACCACAGTTCAAGATGATAATCCTTTTCTATGGGATGAAGTGGTAAAAAATATTGAAAATGGATTGTCTGAAGACGGGTTTACAAAAGATCATGAATATATTATAATGAAGGTGCCTAATATTGTTGATATTAGTTATGGTCGTGGGGTTGGTTATACTTTTACTGAACACAATTTAGGTGAAGAAATTCATCAAATTAGTGCAACAAAAATTCGAGCGGACCGTTCGCGCCACGCCCGCGCGATCCTCGACCGAGATGAAGAACACTTGGTTTTCAACGGGATCATGATCCAACGATTTAAAATTAAACGATGAGATGGTAGGAGAGGAGATAACATTGAAAGTAGGATTTACTGCGTCTGCTTTTGATCTACTTCACGCTGGTCATGTACAAATGTTACGTGAAGCGAAGGAACAATGTGATTATCTTATATGTGGACTACAATACGATCCAAGTCCTTTTAGAATGGTAAAAAATTCTCCTGTACAAACTATTGTAGAACGTTATACACAATTAAAGTCTGTTAAATTCGTAGACGAAATCATTCCTTATTTTACTGAAGAAGATTTGGAAGATATCTTGACTTTATACCACATAGATATTAGAATATTAGGTGAAGAGTATAGAAATAAACATTTTACTGGAAAAGATATTTGTATTCAAAGAAACATAGAGTTATATTTTAATAAACGCGATCATCGTTTTTCTAGCAGCGATTTAAGGGATAGAGTGAAACAAAAAATGTCTTTAAAAGTTGAAAACCCCAACAACGACTAAAGCGATAGTCGAATGAAAATATTAATTTTTGGTTTACCTGGAAGTGGTAAAAGCACACTCGCTAAACCTTTAGCTAATTTGCTAGGAGGAATATGGCTGAATTGGGATCAGGTAAGAAAAGATTATAATAACACCGATTATTCATATCGGGGAATAATACGTCATATTAAAAGAATGTCAGATATTTCTGATGGTATTCTGAGAGCAAATAAAAGCGTAATAATAGACATGGTGTGTCCAACAGAACTTGAAAGAAAAGATTTGAATGCAGACTATAAAATTTGGATGGACACGATTTCAGAAATATCTAATGATTTGCTTTTTGAAAAAAACATAATGTCTCTAAAGTTTGAAAAGCCAATTGAGTATGATTATCATGTAAGTAAGTGGTTTGATAATACGCATGAACAACTTGCACAAGTCGTGAAACATTTTATGAAAATAAAGATCGGTGAAACTCCAGATTATGTTCGAGTTGAAAATGTGGATTGATACATGGGCTCGTGCTGTTGGTATGCCGATCGGCAGAACCGATGACGATGAACCTGCGTTTGTTCCGCTTACGCAAAAAAGTGCAAAGAAGGCTCTTGCATTTCGTACTTTTTGGATAGCACTACATATTATTACTTGTATAATGATTATAGCAGGAAACTCTAAGATTTTGTTTGCTGCTGAAAAAAAACTAATAAGATCGAAAACTAAAAGTCTTGAGGTGAAAGTAGAAGTAATAGACGGTCGTAGACTCGAAGGGTTTGCGTTTGAAGATATAGTAATTAAGAGAATAACTACTGACCGTGCAGGTAATCAGGTATATATAGAAATAAAAAACAACACGATGACTATCTATTATTAATAACTAGGGAGAATACAGTGTTACAAGCAATTCAAAACTACTTTTCGATTGAAGAAAAGGGTAGTACAATTCGAACAGAAGTGATGGCAGGATTAGCCACATTTCTGACAATGGCGTATATTACAGTTGTCAATCCCGCTATTTTGTCAACTGAAGGAACTGGTATGGAGTTCGGTGCTGTCTTTACCGCAACAATTATTGCGGCAGTTGTCGGTACTCTTATCATGGGTCTATGGGCGAAGTGGCCAGTTGCGCTTGCTCCGGGCATGGGTCTAAATGCATTTTTCGCATTTGGTGTAGTTTTTGGTATGGGTTATACTTATTCTCAGGCACTCGCTGCAGTCTTTATTGCAGGTCTTGTGTTTCTAGCATTGAGTGTAACACCGGCTAGAAAATATATCATTAACAGCATTCCGCAAAGTATGAAACTCGGTATTGGTGCAGGTATTGGTTTGTTCCTTGCAATTATCGGTTTGAAGAATGCGGGTGTTGTAGTTGATAACCCAGCAACTCTTGTTGGTTTGGGTGATGTATCAAGTTGGCCAGTTATTCTTGCAGGTCTTGGTTTCGCTGTAATGGCAATTGCTGACAAGCGTAAGATTCCTGGTGCTATTATCATTGGCGTACTTGCTACAAGCATCATCGCTTGGGTTTTCGGTGTTGCTGATATTAGTGGTGTTGTTGGTGTTGTACCAAATCCAGTGCATGCGTTTAGTTTAGATTTTAGTTTGATTGCGACAGCAGGATTTATTGGTACTGCTTTCGCGTTTCTTTTCGTAGATTTCTTTGATACTGCTGGTACTCTTACGAGTGTAGCAAATCTAACAGGCAAGGTAAATGAGAATGGTGAAGTAGAGGGTATTGATCGTGCTCTACTCGCTGACTCAACCGCCACGGCTGTTGGTGCTCTCGTAGGTACAAGCAACACTACTTCTTATATTGAAAGCGGTTCAGGTATCAAGGAAGGCGGTAGGACAGGATTGACAGCAGTTGTTGTTGCCATTCTATTTGGTCTGTGTCTGTGGTTTGCTCCACTCGCGCAGAGCATTCCTGCTTTTGCAACCGCTCCAGCATTAGTATTCATTGCAACTTATTTCCTACGCAATCTCAAGGACATTGAGTGGGATGATGTTAGTGAATATGCTCCTGCGGTTCTAGCAGCGATTGTCATGCCGCTTACTTTTAGTATTGCGTATGGTATCGCATTAGGTTTCATTGCTCACGTTGTTATTAAGGCAATCAGTGGTAAGCATGCGGATCTCAATGCAGGATCATTGGTAATCGCCGCAGTTGGAGTTCTATACTTCGCTGTAACATAACAGAGGAGAGGGTGTCGTTTCGGCGGCACCCTCTTATGGTCCCGTAGCTCAGATGGATTTTAGAGCAACAGCCTTCTAAGCTGTGGGTCGTAGGTTCGAGTCCTACCGGGATCGCCAAATTGGAGAGGAAAATGGATAACGATGATAAATATAGTTTGATTTTTGCTCTTATTTTTATTTTGATGATGTTTATAATTTGGTATGGATCAATTTAATGCAATCAAATAACGCTGAAGTTTTATCTTATGACAATTTTATTATGTTGTTTGAAGATTTCTTTACTTTGAAAGAATGTAAAGAAACGATTGCATGGTATCAGTTATACGAAGATGCTGGAATGACGCAAAATCGTTTTCATGGCGAAGGAACTATTAAAAACAGAAAAGACGATGAATACCTACATTTATCTGATATTATTAAGGGTATATCAAAAGGAATCGTTGAAAATGCTTCTGATGAAGATGTAAAACAAAACAAACCATTAAAATATGAAATAGATGCTGGTAAAGCGTTTGGCACGTCAGGTATTTTTAATGATAGATTTTGGAATAAAGTTTGGCCAGTATACGAACAAAAATATTCAACGTTGACTGATCATAATCGTATAGTAATTAAACATATGAAATTTCAGAAAACTGAAATTGGTTCTGGTTATCATGTCTGGCACGAAGAGTATAGTGGACATAAAGATGCAGATGTCAGAGTTTTAACTTGGATTTTATATCTTAATGATGTTGATGAAGGTGGAGAAACTGAGTTTTTATATTATCCGGGTAGAATTAAACCAAAAGCAGGTTCTTTAGTTTTGTTTCCTGCTTATTTTACTCATGTACACAGAGGAAACCCACCAATTAGTAACACAAAATATATTATAACTGGTTGGTGCGAATACGAATAGGAAAAAATAATATGTGGGAAATGATAACGAACATGGTTACAGATCGTCTGTGGCTTTACACGGGCATTGGCGGTTCAATCGCTGGTGCTATTGCGGTTGCATATCTCAGCACTACTCGCATTGGTCTTTGGTTCTATGGCAAAGTAGATGCGTTTATTGATTATCTCGTGGCACGTTGGGGTCTAACCTGGTTAGAACAACCAGAAGATGCTTGGCGTAAAAGGTATCCCAAAATTACAGCTAAGATTGATGAAATCGAAAAAAGATTGGAAAGTTTAGGTTTAGAAAAAGATTAAAGTTTTATTACACGTTCATGAATTTCAAATATATAATGAAAAACTGTTTTTTGGGAGAATGATGTGGACGCATTAACGATTTGGATGGCAATAGGATTTTTGTTAGCAGCTTATTCGGTAATCGCTAACGATTCTGTCCAAACTCTTGGAACTTGGATTGCTTCAAATAATGAGAAGTTCAACTGGAAAATTTTATGGGGTTCTGCTTCTGTAGTATTGTTATGGGCTCTATGGTATGGTTGGGTGGTCAATGGTGGTGATATATCATATGGGCGACTTACTAAGATACCATTTCAAGAGATTCAATGGTATCACGCTGCTGCGCCAGCAATACTACTTGTACTTACAAGAATCGGCGTTCCTGTATCAACATCGTTCTTAGTTCTTTCTGCTTTCGCTTCAACTTTCGTTTTAGAAAAAATGCTCATGAAATCAATCATGGGCTACGCGATAGCAGGTATTGCCGCATATGTTTTATGGCATGTGATTAGTCGAGTCATTGATGAAAAGAAGTCTATCGGCGATCACTGGAGTAGACCATATTGGCGTGTAGCGCAGTGGGGAACTACTGGGTTGCTTTGGTGGACTTGGTTGAGTCATGATATGGCTAACATAGCTGTATTTCTACCTCGTCAAGTTCCGATTGATTTGATGATTGTTGTTAGTATCGTTTTCGTTCTTGGTCTTGCTTGGATGTTTAGAGAACGTGGAGGTAAGATACAGAACATCGTATTGGAAAAACACTCTACTAAATACATACGATCCGCTACATTGATTGATTTAGTATATTTTGTTATTCTCTACTTCTTCAAAGAACTTAACGATATTCCAATGTCTACGACTTGGGTGTTTGTTGGTCTACTAACAGGTCGCGAACTAGCGATTGCAACGGTTCACAATACGAAAATGAAACAGGTATTCCCGCTGGTAACTAGAGATTTTATGAAGATGATGATTGGTCTTGGTGCAAGTGTGGGTATCGTTCTATTCATTCACTATATAATAATACCAAATGGTTACTAAAATCTATTTACTTTTCTAAGCATATATAATAAAATGATTTTGTGTTTGATTATGGAGATTAAAAATGGCTAAAGGTAAGCGAGGGAGTGGTAAACACTATACCTCAAAGGGTGAGGTTGGAACGAATCGTTCGTTGAAGAAGCAGATTCGCCGTGAGTATCGTGCTAACGTTCTCGCGAGATCCTTGAATCAACAGAAGGCATGGCGTCAGTTAAAGAATGTCATGTTAACGATTCCAAATCCAAACAAGAACGAAACGAACAAGCGATTCATTCGTGTTTCTGCTCGCGATGTATGGGGTAACCCAGGACATCGTTTTATTATGAAAACAAAAATGGTGGAAGAGTAATGGATCGCGATTACAGAGACGAATTGGTAATGCTACTATCAAAGAATGTAGCAGAAGTTACATTTACAAAGAACAATGGTGAAGAGCGAGTAATGAGATGCACTCTTCGCAATGATTTGGTCCCATCTACAGATCGCAAACCTGGTAGCAAACGCATTGTATCAGAGTCAGTTGTGCCTGTCTGGGACCTTGAAAATAACGGATGGCGTTCTTTTCGCGTCGATTCAGTGAAACAAGTTCAAACAATTATTTGGTGAGAAAATGAAGTTTACAGTTACAGGTTTAGACGAGAAAGATAGAATCAACTCATCTGGTGAAATTGTAGATGCTAAGGGCGGAACGGAGATGATGAAAGAAGGTCTTCTTTCTCGCCTGGATCCAGAACTAGCGGACAAGTTTAATTTTATTTGTTCGCGAGTAAGAGACTTGGATCCTGATAAGAAAAATATTCTCTGGTGTCATGACACGTTCGATGATCCTGAAGCGCAACATCTTACTGATCCTGAGTCGCGTAAAAGGTTTGAAAAAATTGTATTTGTCTCAAACTATCAGTTTCAAACATATCATATGGCACTTGGAGTTCCGTATAGTCAGAGCGCTGTACTGAAGAACGCAATCGTTCCTATTCCTGAACATGAAAAGCCAAAAGATGGACCACTACGTCTTATCTATCACACAACGCCACATCGCGGTTTAGAATTGCTTGTTCCTGTATTTGAATATCTATGGGACAATGGATTTGAGAATAAGATTGAACTAGACGTTTATTCTTCTTTCAACATCTATGGTTGGCCATGGAGAGATGAACCTTACGAACAGGTATTTGAAAAGTGTAAGAATCATCCTGGTATCAATTATCATGGTGCAGTTTCAAACGACGAAGTTCGTGAAGCTCTACAACGTGCTCACATTTTTGCATATCCTAACATTTGGCCAGAAACTTCTTGCATTTCCGCGATTGAAGCGATGAGTGCTGGTTGCGCTATCGTTGCTCCTAATATGGCAGCGTTGCCTGAAACATGTGGTAATTTTGCTGTAATGTATCAGTGGGATGAAGACATGAATAAACACGCTAATCATTTTGCTCAACTTCTCAAGACGGTTCTCAATGATTATTGGCATCCTTCCCATGCTAATAAACTAAACTTTCAGAAGATTTATGCTGATAATTTCTACAGTTGGGATAATCGTATCATGGAGTGGTCTGGACTTCTGCGTTCTATGTTGTAAAAAATGATTCATAAACACTATGACTTGGAAATGGGGAAAAGTTTAGACGTCTTCGACGGTATATTTCCGTTTGGATTTGTTCTTAACGCATATTCTTTTTGCAAAAAAAGCAACTTTTCCATTGGTTGGGGGGACGGCGGTGATAGGAATTTTGCTAAAGAAGATGAATTCCTTCACTGTAATTTTATAGATGGAGATCTAGAAAAACTTGGAATTGTTGAACATTTGCAAAAAATTCCTTATATCGTGAATGCATTAAGTGGAATGGTAAATACAAAAAACGTTCTCAATCTATCATTTCCTACAGAAGCAAATTTCGTTCATACTCATCCAGAAAAAAAAGTTCTTTTATATTACGCTAATACAGATTGGGCGGATGGATACCATGGAGAAACGATGTTCTATTCAGAAGATCGAAGAGCAGTTCAATTTTGTAGTTCTTATGTACCGGGTAGATTAATCATGTTTGATGGGAAAATACCCCATACCATACGTCCACAGTCGCCCATTGGTCCCAAGTATCGTTTTACACTAGCTATGCTTTTTGATTAAGTCATTGAAATATAACACTTTTTTTTAGGTTTACTTATTTTCTCTCTCAGTATAGAATATACATATAATTAGAGTGGTGATATGAAAATAAAATCTAGAAAGAAACGGTCTGTTGTAAGAACACCTAAGAACGTTGACGAGAAGTATCTTGGCACAGAACCCTCATGGGAAGTTGATCAAGAA